GGACACTCACTAATGTTCCTATGGGGTCCAGAAGCACAAGGAGACTTCGTGCGGTGGGTCCAACTTGGGGGACTCTGGACTTTTGTGGCACTCCACGGTGCCTTTGCTCTCATAGGGTTTATGCTTCGTCAGTTTGAGATTGCCCGTCTGGTAGGCATCCGTCCTTATAACGCAATCGCATTCTCTGGTCCAATTGCTGTATTTGTTTCAGTATTCCTGATGTATCCACTGGGTCAATCCAGTTGGTTCTTTGCTCCCTCATTTGGTGTTGCTGCTATCTTCAGGTTCCTTCTGTTTATCCAAGGATTTCATAACTATTTACTAAATCCATTTCATATGATGGGGGTGGCAGGTATTCTTGGTGGAGCACTTCTATGTGCTATTCATGGTGCTACTGTAGAGAATACACTTTATCAGGATGGTGACAAAGCAAATACCTTTAGAGCATTTGAACCAACACAAGAGGAAGAAACTTACTCTATGGTGACTGCTAATCGTTATTGGTCTCAAATCTTTGGTATTGCTTTTAGTAATAAAAGGTTCCTACATTTTCTAATGTTATTTGTACCTGTAACTGGTCTTTGGATGGCATCTATTGGTATGATTGGTTTGGCGTTTAATTTGAGGTCTTATGAGTTTGTGTCTCAAGAGATTGAAGCAGCAAGAAATCCAGAATACGAGACATTCACGACAAAGAATACCCTACTTTCGGAAAGTATGAGAGTATGGATGGCGCAAATAGACCAACCAGGTCAAAACTTCCAGTTTCCAGATGAAATTTTCCCTAGAGGAAATGCCCTATAATAATCATAAGACCCGAAAGGGTCTTTTTTAATCTTTAACCATAAAACTATGAACTCCCTACTACCCTTCCTATACCTCACATTCTTTGCTATAATAGCAGGAGGTGCTTTTGCTCTTATGTGGAGCAATATTAAATTCATTAATGAGGAAATGAACCGACCCAAAAGAACTAAACACCCAGAAGAACCAAAACCAGGTGATGAACTTTTATATGTAAACCTAGATAGAGAAAGGTTAGAAAAACTTTACGAACAATAATGTTTATCACACTTATATTATTCATATCATTTGGTATGTTTCTCTTCCTCATATCTTTCATATGATAACATCAACAACACCTTATAAACTCGCAGATATTATCAGAGATACTTGGCCTGGGATTTACAGACCACCAAAAAATAAAAATCCCAAAAAATAAGTTGACAAATATGCAATATTGGAATATACTGGGTATTGCTTCACGGTTTGGTAAGTGTGTTAGATTATGGAGAGCACGAAAAGAAGAATGCCGAAAGAAAGGAAGAATGAGACAATAAGTATCATATTAGTTTTAACTTAGTTGTCCTGGTATCTTACCTACTGTTTTTTGAAGTTGAGTGCGTCTAAATTCTCTATCAATGCTTCTAGATCGTTTTTCTTCTTCTCTTTGTTTTGCTTTATGCTCCTGTCTACTTGGCATTCTTAGTCTTCTTCTTGCTTTTACTCTTTTTTCATGAGTTTTATCAGCTTTCTTTGCTGCCTCAGGAGAGGAGAAGTTTGCATCAGGATGCTCAGAAGGTAATACTTCCTGTTTTCCTTCTTCTTCTTTTTTTGCCTGATTTATTTTTCTTTCTAATTCTTTTGTGAAATGTTGTCCTCCTCTCCCGTGTCTACCCCTTGTGTCTGTGGGAGTATATCTTTGAGATTGAGGAAGTGTATGAAGGAAACCTAAACTCATATAAGAACGTGCTTTTTCACTATTATTCTCTTTATGTGCTTTTATAGCTGCTTGTTGTGCAGCATCCCTAATTCTTTCATTAGTAGGAGTATCTTCAGTTTCAATTGTTTGACGTTCTTGTCTTTTTTTCCTAACCTTTGCAATTTCTTCAGGAGTTCTGTGTCCTCTGAACTTACCTCTTGCTTCAGTTATAAATTCTTGAAAGGTCTTCATCTTAGTTTAGGTTTTTTATTATTTATGGAGACAAAGCCATTATGAAGAGGAAAACTCCGAAGAGTTCAAAGAGTAGGAGAATTTGAAACATTTTAGTTTTTAATTATATAGAGAAAACTTTACAAAAATCTTAAAATATCTTATAATATAAAAATATGCTTAAAATAAATGAATGAATATTGGATCGTAACAGAAAATAGAACTGGGAAAGTTGTATGTCATTGTGGTGATATCAATGATGCAATAATGATGGTTGCAATAGATCCTACTAATAGAACTTATAGTAGGCATAGATTTATATTAGATCAAGTTATTGATGTAACTTCTACAACAGATAAACAACTTCCCGGACAACTTGGCTTGCCTTCTGGTAAGATAAATGCTATAAAACCATATGAGATTTCCCTTCCAGAAAATCAACAAAAACCCGTAATAATCTAATGGAAAATGTAAATTGGTTTAATGTTCTTTGTGATTTGTATATTATTTGGTTAGGATTTAACTATGGAAATAGAAGATCAGATGAAACATAGTACAACACTTCAAGAGCAGTTGAGTTATATCTACATAACTTTTAAAGAAACTCTAAATATTTTAGGTATGCATATTAAGAATGCCACTCTATCAAAATTCAGAAGAACTTTTATTCAATCTTGAAGCAACTTCAAGTTCAGAAGCAAGAAGAAAATGGAGACAATCGATTAAAGAGCATTGGAATTATCAATGTGCTTATTGCGGATCTGAAGAAAATCTAACATTAGATCATATAATACCTAGATCTAAGGGTGGATCCGATAAAATTTCAAATGTAGTTTGTTCTTGTGAAAAATGTAATCATTCAAAAGGAAATCAATTTTGGTCAGAATGGTATTTAAAACAAGATTTTTTTACATCAGAAAGATTGTCTGATATTATTGAGTGGCAAAAACAAGTTCCAAAAAAAGAACTTTATGCTTATAGTCAAAGAAGAATAATGACTATGAGTAATATATAAAAAATAACTTTTAATCATTAGGTGTAATTATGAAATTTACTGTCTATTCTAAGGATGGATGTCCATTTTGTTCAAAAATTGAGCAGGTTTTACAACTTTCTAATTTGGAATATGTTGTGTATAAATTAAATGAAAATTTTACTAAAGATCAATTCTATGATCAATTTGGGTATGGAAGTACTTTTCCTCAAGTTGTTTTGAATGATGAATTGAACTTGGGTGGATGTACTGATACTGTATCATATCTCAAAGAGAATAATTTGGTTTAATGGAATTTCCTTTACTAGAATTATATGTTGATGTTGAAAAATCTATTGATTCTGCTTTTAATGGAAAATTTTTAATAAAATTTTATGATTACTTAAAAGTACGAGAAACTACAAAATTAGATATTGAAAAATTTATTACTAGTCATACTTATCAAAATCTTATTGAAGAAATTTCAAATTTAAATCAATACTTAGAGGGTGGAGATGATAGTCTTCATAAACAATTTAGAGAAGCATATGGGCATGTACCTAAACCTCAAGCTAGAAAAATAAAAAACTACTTTATGGATATAGTTAATGATGCGAATAAGTACTTAGATGAAAAAAATAGAAAAAAAACAAGAACAAGAAAAAAACAATCTAAATAGTTCAGAACTCCAAATTAATAGGGGTATTGAGTTACTATTAAGAAATAAAAGGGGGGGAGAATCTATTCCAAAAACTTTTCAAATAAAGTTTGGTAAAATGATCTCTCTTCTAAGCAGAGAGTTTCATTTTTTCATAGACTTTCATTTCGATATAAAGAAAAAATAAACTTTCTGGGGATTAAAAATGGAATCATCATACATAATCACATTTACAATAATGTTTACTTTACTATTTTTTATGGTAGGTAGCATTATTGGGTGGTTAACCTATAGGCATATTATTGAAAATAAATCTCCATATTTGCATCCTGAATTTTTTGATCAAAATGGGAATATTATTCCAGACGAAATAGTTTCTGTGAGCTTTAATCCAGATTACTTTGATTCGGATGATGAAGATTCTTTCGATGAAGATTAATAAATAAACATATTATAAAAATGAAAAAAAATGACTGTAATGACTGTAAAAAATTCTAAACCCAAAGTAAAAAGTGCATCATCTAATATTGATATACTTCCACCAAATCCATTTGCATTTGAAGTTTTGGGTTTAGTTTCTAAACAAAGATCGAATTTAAAAAAAGTTGAAGTTCTTAAAAAATATGAAGATCCTTCACTAAAGACAATATTAATTTGGAATTTTGATAATTCAATTATATCTCTTCTTCCTAAAGGAGAAGTTCCATATGCAAGTACTTTAGAGCAAAATTCATATAGTGGAA